GGCAAGGATGCAGTACCCGCCTACAACCTCGTCACGCTGCCCACTGAGGAGGTAGTAGTTGTACTCCTTGAACGCCATAAGTTTTTCACCAACAGCAAGCTGCACAGTGACAGTGCGTACCCCGTCCTTGCGGGTAGTTTCTTTGGTGATTCTCATATCAGTAAGCTCCAAATCCAAAGCCCGGTAACAAACAGCACCGCAGCGAACACCGCAATTGCAAACAGCACAAAGCCAACCACGATGCTGGCAGTCACCTGCCACATGTCCGACACCGGCTCGGCTTCCTCAGGAATCACGGGCCCACCCGTTTGTTTGTCAATCATGCTCACTCCCCCCTGCGATTAACATAGGCATCAATCTCAGCCTCGCTAAAATTGTCGTTGTCCTGATACTCGTCATCCGCGCGCCGCGCTATAGACTCCTCAATCGCCTCCACAACCGCTAGCTGCAGCACAGGCGCTATGTCCACAACCGATCCCGGTAAATAAACATGGTGCAAGGTCCACGTGGCCGGATAGTCAGGCTCCAACTGCTCCCCCGAACGGCTCCGCGCCCCACGCTCCTCAGGCTCGTACTCAAACCAACAAACCAAATCCACACCCAACTCCTCAGAGGTGTAGTCCAAACTTAATAATCCATCCTTGGTGTGATTGGTCATGCCAGCCTCCAGAAAAAACGAAAAATACGAGAAAAGAAAGACCCGCGGCCCTCTTGCGATGATAGCAGCGCTGTTTGCAAGGCGTACTCATCCCGGCTCGGGGACCACGGCTGAGAGCGAACGTAGAAAATACCTATCTTGACCTTGCCGGTGTCGTAAGGGGCTACAGGAGGGCCTGTGAGGGGTTTAGTGGGTTGCATGCTGGGTTGCCTCCTTCAATGCGTTAAAGGCTGTCTGTACGCCCTCCAGGAGGTCTTCCCGGGACATGCCTATGGCCTTGGCCAAGACGACTGTCGCTAAGAGCGACACCAGCATGGCGTCAAACGGGTTCTTGTGCGCCTTGCTCAAGCCGCGCAAAAGATCCCGCGCTTGGTCACTGGACCGCGAAACGAGGCCCAGGACCTCCTGCCATTCGAGATCAGAGACCTCTTGTTTATCGATGTTCATTACGCTATCCTTTCTAAGTGTTGCAGAGATTGCAGGAACATTATAAGCGGCACTGTGTTTGTAGTGCAAGTACCAAAAGAGGTCTAAAACATAGGTGTTTTCCCTTAGGAAAGGGGGTAGTTGTCAGGAAGCTGTAAGGCTATATAGACTTCTGTGGGAAAAACATTTTTTTAAAAATAAAAAACCATTTAGGTGTAATCAGGTGAAATGGCGTAAGAGCTAGTGTATATGCGGGTTGTAGGTGTGACAGTTCATTACGGGGAAGAATAGGTGTAAGGAATTTACAGGGGAGACGGGAGCTTACTTTTTTTTATTTTTATATTTTTTTTTTTGGCTGAAAAGGTTATGTAGGCGGGGTTCTTGACTTCCTGTTTACGTCCGCTACACTTGCTTCTGTGGAATACCAGGAGCGAACAGATGTTTCAGATTGAATCGGGAGTAGAGATGCCCATGGGACGAACGAAGTACCCGTTCGCAGACATGCGCCCCGGGGACTCAATCCGGTTCGGAGACGAGAAACGCGCTAACAGCGCCCGGGTCTCGGCTATGCGGTTTTCTCGAACACATGCTGCAGCGTGGCGGTTCCAGTTGCGCCGGGTTGAAAACGGCTGGCGGCTGTGGAGGGTTGTATGACCATTCGAGATGTCTGGAACGTGCCCCCTGTCATTGGGGATAAGGCGCAAAAGCGTATGTCTGGCCAAGTGGCCCCACTACGCAAACAAAAAGTCCTTAACGGCAAGGAATGGAAGTTCGTCACGGAGCTTGTCACGGGGGACGGCAGGGTAACCCTCAAGGATGCTGCTATTCGGGCCGGGTACAAGCCTACGAGTGCCTCAGTGATGGCGTGGAAGCTGACAAACCCCTCAATCAACCCGCACGTGGTTTCGGCTATCCAGGCGTATCGGGCAGAGCTCAACAGCAAGTACAACACCTCGTATGACAGGCACATGCGCGACCTGCAGACAATCAGAGACAAGGCGCTGGAAGCAGGGGCGTATGCTGCTGCTGTTCAAGCGGAGTATCGCCGGGGACAGGCGCTAGGCACAATCTACGTTGATCGCAAGGAAATCAGGCATGGAACAATCGACTCAATGTCTAAGGAAGAGGTGCAGCGTAAGCTCGACGAGCTACGAGCCCTGTATGGAGGCCCTCCCCCGAGTGCGCTTATCGATGCCAGCACGGGTCAGGTGATCGAGAGTGTCGAGCGCGAACGGGACCCGGCTTTTGTTTCTCCCGTGGCGGAACCTCCCCTCGATATCTTTGAACGGGATAACGATCTGGGACCCGGAAGTGACAACCCCTGAGGCGGCTTTTGCTGCTCGTGTACGTGACGGGCTTCGCCCCTTTGACGTAGACACCGAACGCATTGAAAACCGCGTCAATTTAGGCGTGTCTGACATGCTGGTAGGCGTGGGGGATCGCTTCGTTACGATTGAGTTGAAAGTGGTTTCCCGCGGATTAAAGGTGACGCTCCGCCCTCACCAGATCGCTTTTTTGACCCGGCATGCATCACATGGCCGTCCCTGCTTTGTGCTTGTGCACCAAATAAGCACTGTCGTTCGACCCGGCCAAATTGTTTTGTACCATGGCCGACAGGCGATAGAGCTGGCTGACCAGGGGCTGCGCCTAGCCCCCCTGGCTGCATGGCCTAACCGCGGCATGCCTTGGCAAGAGCTTGCCAACATCCTATTAGGGAAAGCACTGATAGAATAAGTTGCGCCACTGTTAATTTGCTGATATGATGGTGGAACCGGAACACCTCCGGCAACCTAGAAAGGATAGAGAAAATGGACACTCAAGACGAGACCAGCCCGCAGTTCCACTTTTATGCCTCGAGCATAGCTGACTGGAGAACAACTACTGAGACCCGAGACCTCCGGGCGCTGCTGAAAATCATGGACAAATTCGGGTATGACTACAACCTGTTTTTTGTTCCTTTGCCTCCTGCATCCTCCTACAAAATCAAGCGTTACGAGCCCGAAGTTGAAGGGGCTATTTGGCTTGGCCAGTTTGAAGTGAAGGGCAAAAAATGAGCCCGATTGTCGTGACTTTTTACGCTCCCCCGATTCCATGGCGCGGCGCTGACTATTGCGCTACACGCGATGGATATGATTATCTCGACCCTTTGGGTTATGGTGAAACGGAAGCGGAAGCGGTGGCAGCGCTGCTCGAAATGGAGGAACTATCTAACCCTGATTTTTAATAGTGAAAATCAATTGGACGGCTGCGCCCATTGCTGCAAAATAGGTGCTGCCGTTTATTAACTTTTAGAAAGAATAGAGTCATGTTAAAAACAATCGCCGTAACATCTAACCGCAAAACCGGACCCATTGCCGCCACATATCGCAGCGGTGTACATGAGACTTATGGAACCTGCCCTCGTTCGTGTTCGCTGCACCCCAAAAGTGAAACTGGCACGGTGGAAATTGACGCGGAATATATGGCCGCAGTGTCTGACGCTGTGCCCCGTAATGGCCAAGCTTGGACATACAGCCATTTTCCGGCTGAGGCGCTGCCTTCACCTAAGCCCGGGAAAACCGTTTTCAATGCATCGTGTGACACTATGGCGGAAGCCGTGCGCACTGTAGAGCTTGGCCGCCCTGCGGTTTTTGCTGCCCCTTCTGAAATGGCGGACAGTTTCCCTATGGTGCACCGGGGCGTAAAGTTTGTGCGCTGCCCTGCCGATATGTCTGAATCATTCACTTGTGCGCAGTGTGGCGGTGGCCTGCCCTTATGCGCCCAGGGGGGCCGCGATTATGTCGTCGTTTTTCTTGCCCATGGGTCCGGAAAGAAACGGGTGGGCACGGGCAAAGGCGGCTGTTATGCCGCGGGTGGCCCAACGGCTATTGCATGGCATGGCACGAAAAAAACCGGGCTTTCAAATGATGCTGCTGCTGTTCGTGCTTTTGCTCGCTCGCTGCCGCCGGGGTCTATGCTGCGGCATCATGTAGCGGGTGACATTGGCCGGGAGGGGGCCTAATGTTTTTTGCCTTAGCTATTTTTATAGTGCTGTGGATAATAGTTGACCTGTTCAGTCAAGATTAGCCACACTGTTTAATTCTGGTATATAATTCAGTCACCGGGATCATCCGGCAACTTTGAAAGGATAGAGAAAATGGCACACATGATCGATACAACCACGGGCACCGCAGCAATGGCCTACAGTGGCCGCACGCCATGGCATGGCCTTGGCCAAACCCTGAGCGCTGACGCTGATATCCCAACTTGGACCCGTGAAGCGGGTCTGGCTTATACAGTGCTTGAGTCTCCTGTACTGTTCCGCACTCAGGCAGCAACAGAGCCCGAATGTTTCAAAGGGCGTAAGGTCCTACACCGCAGCGACACCGGGGCCCCCTTGGCTGTTGTTTCGGATGGATACCACGTTGTACAACCCGCGGAGGTAATGGGCTTTTTTGACAATTTGGTAAAGCTTGGCGGGTTCCAATTGGAGACCGCGGGAGCGCTGAGCTTTGGCCGGAGGGTTTGGGCGCTGGCTTCGGTAGGTGCTGGCGCGGATATCGTAGACGGGGATAAGGTAAAGCCTTATTTATTGTTAGGCACCAGCTACGATGGAACCATGGCCACAGTGGCCAAATTTACTACGGTGCGTGTTGTATGCAACAACACTATCACCGCAGCGCTTGGAGACAACACCGCAGCGGTGCGCGTTTTGCATAGTGAGCGCTTCGATGCTGAGGCGGTGCGCTTAGAGCTTGGAATTGTGGCAAATAATTGGGAGCGGTTTTTAATTCAGTCCCGCAAACTGGCGGGGGAAACCATGGGCGCGGAAGCCGCGGATGCTTTTGTAACTGAACTGCTCAAGCCTTACCATACCGGGAAAATAGATATTACGGCTTCAAAGGCGTACAAACGAATAATGCATTTATTCAACGGTGCCGCCATTGGTTCCGATATCGGCGGGGTAACTGGTACCCGTTGGGGCATGCTTAATGCTGTTACTGAATTGATAGACCATGAAAGGGGGCGCAGCGACAATACTCGGCTTGAATCGGCATGGTTTGGCACGGGTGCCGCTATCAAAAACCGGGCAATGGAGCTATTAGCTGTTAACTAATGAGACCCCGGGGCTGATAGCCCCGGCCTATAGGGGCGGGTTATGCGAAAAACGCATAATTTGCCCGGGTTAGCTTCGGTAGGGTAAACCAGTCCCCCGGTCCCGGGCGCGTGATGCTTGGAATGTGGCGCGCGGTGCGTGGCGCGCGGTGCGCGATGCCAGGTTCTTGCTCCGCGGGGCGCGCAGCGGGGCGCGGGTTATGCGGTTTTGGCATAATGTGCCTGTTGCCCGGGGCTATAGCCCCGGGCATTTTGATAGAAAAATACAATTGGCCGCGGCGCGTGTTGGTGGTGCTATAATAGCGGTGCTGGTGGCGGCCGCCACCAGCATAACCATGAAAGGATAGAGAAAATGGGACTAGATATGTATCTGCGCGTTCAGCGCTCTGTTCGTTATGATGCTCCGCCTGTTAGCGAATTGCCGCACATTGGCAAGTTACCCGCGCCATTGGCGCGGGTGGTATGCATGGGAATGCAGTGGCGCAAGGCAAACCAAATTCACAACTGGTTTGTAAAAAATGTGCAGGATGGCGAAGATGACTGCGGCGTTTACGGGGTATCGCGTGAAAATCTGCAGTCGTTAATTGTCTGCTGCAATGCGGTTTTAGCTAATCGCAAATTAGCAGAGGAGCTGCTGCCCTCTGCTGCAGGGTTCTTCTTTGGCACAACTGAATATGACAATAGTTATTTTGAGGATATTGAACGCACTGCGCACGAACTGCCCCTGCTGCTCGAGGCAGCGCCCGAGGGCAGCAGGGGCAGTTCGTGCGCAGTGCGTTC